CGAATTAACAGTTAGGAGGTTCGGGTGAACGTAGTTCTTCCCTACCGACAAGCGGAATCCTAATTTCTGGATTTCCTCCTTCCAGTAACCGTATAACTCCTTGTTGGCACGAAATAAGATATCGTCGCCATTAACAAGGACGGGCATCTGGTCCAGGGCCAAGGGGTCCAAGCCGCGTTTGCTCCTATATCTTTTGAGTGCTAAATAGTAACCACAAAGGTTAACAGCACAAAGAATAGGAAACGACAGGGTGGACCCCATTAACTGGCCAGTCTTTTGTAACACGGCGGAAAGACCCGACTTACAGGGGTAGGTGAGGACCTGTTCATAAAGAACAGACCTCAACAAATTCCACTGTTGTGTCAGGTTCCGCTTGTCGTTTATACAAGACTGTCTTATGAGGGCCTCAAAGCAAGCTTTGGTATGTCGTATATCCAGACCGTCCGTGGCGGCGGAGTAATCTCCGCTCACCCACAGGTCGAATTCTGGATGACATGCGTTGGTTACGTTTCGTAACCACTGCAGGTGACCCTTTTTCAAGGGCTCACCTGTCAGTGCCATCTGGGGAAATTTCCCCCGAAGGTAGCTTGCTATGGCCTTCTGTAAAAACCTGGAATACCAGTACCGATATGAATCTCCTTTGGTAATTAACCGAACCTTCAAAGGTTCGATAACCGCGGATACCGCAACCGCCGGCCGACGATTATTCGTTAGAGCCGCGACACGAGCAACTTCCCCGACAGAGGGTGGGGGTTTTCCCCTCACTTCCTTTGTTTTACCGGGGTGAGTCTCAACGATTTTTAGGAGACCCTGATCACAGATATCACTCGTTTCCAACCAGTCTAGTGGTTTTCCACATCCTGGACGGTACTGAGTGACCTCTGGATCATCCCTAAGCCTTTGCTCTATATTAGAGCGGAGCTTTTGGATAACAGGACTTTCCCTGTGTACCTCGATACGGTTCTTACGGAAACCATTTACCAAATGAACTTTGTTCAAGAGGTAGGTTCCCCAGAATCCTTTCGGGGACACTTCGTTGAGGGTCTCGACCCAGGATGACACATCTGGTAGAGACGCAAAATAGCGTCCCTCCTTGGTGTCGTCCCCATAAGGGTAGAGACTGTCGTGATGGTACCTGATCCACTCGCGAGCGCCACCTTGACTCCTGGCAGATTGCCAGGAGGCCGAGGTTGTCGGCTCATGAAGCTTAGGATCAGGGAGATTCAGATCGGAGAAAAGGCTCTCATAGAAGTCCAAGTGGTCCGCCGTGGGCTTTTCGCCCCGGGGATCGGAGGATAAAACCTCACGATGGTCTTCCATAGCCTTGACTACAAAATCTTCGTCTACCGGGGCACAACCCCTCTTCACACCCTGCAAGATGCTCTGCATCAGTTCGGCGTTTTTCGTCGACTGCGTGTAACATCGAGCCCGGAGAAATCTCCGAATCGGGCCTGAAAATAAGGGGGTGCCAAACTTGTCAAAGTCCGGTGGACAGGGGGGTAACTCTGTCAAAGAGCATTTCCTCCTCATGTATTTGGCGGCAGGGAAAGCAGTGCAATATTTTGCAAACTTTATAAAGCTTTCCTGCGGCCAGTGACGCGCTTGTTCGTATATTACGAACTGATCAGCCAGATCGAAACCAAGTACTTTACTGTCGAAGTCCACAAGGACTTCGAAGTAAGCGCGAAAGAAAAACATCGCGTCGTACGCACTTGGACCACCCAAGGTAACCTTATTAGGTTCCTTAGCCGTCTTCTGCATCCCGAAGGCCTTTCCATGACTGTCGAGAAATCGATTGATCATGTAGGACCCAGCTGGGTCCGTTGAAGCTTTCGGAATGCGAAAAGAAGGTGGCTGCCCGGGTTTACCACACCGGGTCAGGGTTGCCATTAACACATTCAAAACCTGCAAAGCGTGGGGGTCTTTGTGACCACCAACGTTGCTCGGGGAACTCCTTTTGGAGCTTTGACCACGAACCTTTGCGGATCCTGACACCTTACCACCATAACATTTTTGTTTAGG